ATTCAAACGTGATGCCGTAACCTGCTGCTACTGAATGCAGATGGTGTCGTTGCAGTTCTATGAAATTACCAGCCTCTGGGGGCTTGCTAAATTCGATCGATTTTCCTGGCGGCAATACTTCGATCGCGCCAGGCTCTATTTTTTCAAAAAGGGTTGCAATTGCACTATCTGGATTCTTGGGATCAACAGAAGGAGCGACAACATTGTCAGGGTCTGAATCTGTAATAAATGCAGTGAAGCAGCAGGCCAGCTTGTCCAGCAACATGCGGGCCTGGGCATGGTCGCCAATGTCACGCAACGTAAGCAGTGATGAGGCGCCCCACGGAACACCAGTGGCTTGGCCGGGGCGTCGCACATCGTAGACGTGGCAAATTTCAGAGGCTGGTATTTCATCAGACCCTAGCTGCGACTGGCGCCAGTCGCTTTCGCCTGGATGATTCTTTCTGATAAAATAGCTTTCCAGCTTGCCATCATCATCATATTTCTTGCCAAAAACAATACTAGAGCTATTGTCTTTCGACATATCCAACCAGTCTGGCTCTAGTACCTGCAAGGTGAGTGGGGGAAGACCTTGCTTAATTAGGCGTTCATCAATGCGAAAGCGAATCAAGCAACTGCCGCGAACTGCAACCGTGCGACCAATCAAAGATTGCAGTCCATAAAAGTTTAGTTTTTCGTAAAAATCACAAAGCGGTGATTCTGCCCAATCTTTGTAAATTTGCGAATATCTTTTATTTTTATTAGCTGGTTCCCCTATAATACCTTCTCCAATCCAGTTAGTTACAATTACCTTAATAGCCTTATCTGCCCACGCATCCGAGTCTACTTGATCTTGATGCCTTGATACAATTCGCTGCAATACTTGGCGAAGATCAGAATTAGGGCCCCGGCTTTGCTCATACCATCCATCGGTTCGACGCGACTGCTTGCCTGCTTCCCACGCTCGAAGATTGGCTTTATACAGCTCAGACTGTGTAACTTTTAATTGATTCTCCAGCTGCGCCTTAGTGCGTTTTCTCATCCTTAGGCTCTTTGGAAAGTCTGGTAAATGCGACGCACCGGCCTAGTCTGGCTGTTAGCTTCCACCTCGGCAGCCATAATCCTTTCCTGTTGCTGCATCTCGGCAAGAGAGCGGAATGTCATCTCTCGTCCGTCGCTAAACCGGGTCTTCAAAACCCCGCTAGCCATTGAGGCCTTCAGTTCCGCTAGTTGCTCTGGTGTGTAGCTCATGCCGCCATTATACCTGCTACCAGAAGCTGCTGGTCTTGCGTCGGATTGGGGCTGGCTCTGCCCCTCCCCCTCCCACCCCCGGCGCTTGGGAGCCCAGGGTGCGGGCGAGTTGGGGCCACATGGTGCCCTTGGCATAGCGACGGGACACCAGCAGCATCGCCGCATAGGCCATCCGCGTGCAGTCGCCGCCTTCGTCGTTGCAACCTTGGGGCTTGATCCAGTGGTATTCGGTGCGGGCCCTCGTCTTGGGGACGTACTTCCAGGGAAACAGCTCCCGCAAAAACTCATCTGTGGAGGCCTGCCCAAAATGCAGGTATCGAGGCCCCGGCTGCTCAACCCGAAGCATGGCCTTGAGCATGTTCACGCTGGCGTCATACCCTGTGGTGTAGAGCAATCCGCCGCGCCGGGTGACTAATTGATTCTTGCGGTTGACCTCCATCGGCTTGCCCTTCTGGATGATCGGCAACCCCTTGGTGCCCGATCCTTTCATGGCCACCCATCGATCGGGACGGGCGCGGCAGAAGTCCTCGACCTGCTTGCTGCACAATCCGCCACGATCCACACCCCCCAGGTTGGCCTTCATGGTCCCCCCGTCTTGGCGGGCCCAGACTTTCGTGCTGATGATGTCCAGCTGCTCCCATACCTCTGGCTGCTGGGGGTCCCCCTCAATCTCGAAGTGGGCAATGTGCCAGCCTTCTTCACCAGCCCCCCAGCCCCAGAGGCTGTAGACCAGCCGCTCGCCCACGGTGCCGCCGCCGCCCTGCACATCCACTCCATCGGTCAACAACAGCACCCCGGTTGGAATATCCCACTCCTCACCGTCCCATGGGTAGTTATTGCCAAAGCCTACATTTTTTCGCCGCTCGGCTAGGCCCTCGCCGGTAAGTTTGCTAGTGATTTCATCAGCCCATGGCACCCCTAAATCTGTATTATGAAATGTTTGCATGGGCGCCACGTTGCCCATTTTCATCTGCTCCAGCGCCACCCGATGCCGGGCCACTAGCTCAGGCCACATTGCAGCCCGGTGGTAGCTCATACCAGGGCCGACCTGCTGTGATCGCCAGATCGGCACACCGTTCCGTAGGACCTGCTTGCTGCGATCCAGTCCCAGCGGGCAGGCCCAGCCAGCGGCCTTGTCCATCAAGTACAGGTTGCTGTAATCAATTGGGGTTTCGCAATGCTCGCAACGAATCCGCCCCTCATCAGGGCCCTCCTTTATAAAATTCTCCCACCTCAGTTGTTGATAGTGATTACAGTGCGGGCATGGATAATATCTGTATTGTTGATCGCCTTTCTTAAAAGCTTGCTCCATGTAATCGTTAGGGTATATCGGCGTGCCGCCAATCGTAAAGAACGGATCCCAAACGTTACCGGCCCGCTGAAACAGGTTTCCAATGGTGTCGCCTTCGGGGCTGTCGTAGGTGGCCGGCTCTTCAAACAAGATTGGGCTTCGCTCCACCCGACGACCAGACCGAGGCGTTGCGGCGCTTACAAGGTGGATCAACGCACCATTAACAAGCTGCTTAAAATCGTAACTATTTTTTAACGCTCCTTTTGTTTTTTTGTTATTTAATTGTCCCTTTAACCTGGGTATTCCATGGTTATCGTCAAACATTGAATCTATATCTTCGGTGCTGTATTTCTGTACTTCAGAGTCTGTAGGCTGAACCAGCATAATCTTGGATCGGCGCCAGTCGGAGAAAAACACGATCACCGCCTTTACGTACTCAGACCAGCCAACCCGCGACGGCTTTTGGCAAACCATGCACTCAACCTCTGGGTCAGTTGGCGCCAAGAACCAATCCTCTTGATATGGCCTGGTTTTCCACTTTTGCCGGCCATCAGTTGCGCTTGTAATATAATAATGAGTGTTGCTATATTCCAGCATTGTCATAAACGGTTTAGGCTTTACCATGGCGGCAAGCCGTTTGGCCATCTTTCGGATATTGCGATCAATCATTCCGGTAGATATTCAAACTCGTTGGAAGATACAGACTCAAAAATCTCAGATATAATCCTTTCAATTTCGCTTAGCTCTTGGTTAGTAAGGTGGGGAATCATTGCCTTGATTCGCTTATGAGCTGAGCTTGCTAAGGTGGTTAATTGGAGCAATACAGCGTTATAGGCTATTTCCATGTCTGCTCTATAGGCTAGCTCTTTTGCTTTTTCCATTCGATCCATTCGAGCAATCAAGCGCTTCTCGCGTTCGTGCAACGCCCGCTCCTTGTTAAAGTCGGCTATCTCTGTGTCTGGATCGTCGTCCAATCCGTCGATAGGATCGGCAGGGTTTGGCGCCGTTTCTGCCCTTGCCTTTAGCAATGGCTTGACCTTTGCCGACTGCTGCTCTTGTTTTGTCGTGGAGGCCTGGCCTTGGCTGGCATTGGTCCCGCGGGGTGCCGGGTCGGTGGCCTGGGCCCACTGATGATCGGCAAGAGCCGAATCAATCTCCCAGCCTTTCCCTTGACGCTCAACCGCTGGGGGCTGCAGCCGACCCTTGTTAATCGCCCTGAGGACCGACACATGAGTGGCCCCCCGGAGTCCCAGGGCCTTGCGGTGATCGGCGTACTGCTGAAGGTTCACTTTGCCCGCGTCACCAGCATCAGGTTTGTACCCATGGACATATTGTAACCAGCAGCGTACAAAATAGGTTACAACCTTGTGATGCCAAGCGATTACACTGGTTGCAGGCTGGCCCTTGCAAGGGTTGTACCTTTATTGAGAAGCGTTATCAACAGAAAGATCGCGCGCGAGTTTACCCACGACCAAGACCCCTGTCGGAGGACCCAAGCCATGGGGGGGGGTGCCTTACCGTGCCGTCTTCAACGCCTCGGTTACGTATCGCTGCAGCGCTGGCCCCCAGGTTCTGCTCACGCTCTCCTGGGTGATCTGACGGATCGGCCAGCGCTGGGGGATAAGGGGTAGTTGGTTAAAGAGCAGCAATGACTCAACCCGATAGCGGCGCATTCTGCCTGTCCCGATGCGACGGTAAACACCAGGCCGAAGCTTGCCCCGCCGCTTGTCGAGCATGAAAGTGTCAGGCCCGCCCTTGAGAGCCTTGACCGCCGCAGCCTTGCTCATGTTGCCAGATGAATTGAGCCGTGCCCCGCGCCCAGGGCGCCATGCTGGGGCAGCCGTAAGGCGGCGTTCTGACGGCCTTTTGGGCCTAACGCCACCCTGGATGGATGGCAGCAGGTAACGCTCCTGGATTTGCTGAGGCCGAAGTTCGGCTGTCAAATCGCGCTTG